ACAAATAATCACTGCCATCTGTACCAATTATTTCAGCAAGCAATTTAAATTCTTGCTTCATAGCATTGTACAAACGCTTATGCACCGCAGACATGATACGACTGCCACGTTCCATAAGCGCAACTGTTGTACCTACAGGCATTTCAGTATTCTGAATATTACCTGTACCTATATCTGTTGTGCCTACAAATTTCTGTGCCGCTTGTACTACAAAACCAAGCAGCTGAAACAGAGTCGCGCTCGGCTCTTTGTAGGGCAGAGGTAAGAGTGAGCCGCGAAGCTCCGTTCCAACAACATCGACATCCCGCCATTCTCCAGGCTGAAGTGGCTGGTCATCATCTCGTATGCGTAAACCTCTTGCTTTAAATCCGGCTGGCATATTTGATAAAGTACCAGCATCAATTAACTGCCGTAGATTAGCGGTAGCTGTGCGTGATAGATTACCAAGTAAATGAATCAGGCCATTACCATAGAATCCAAGTCCAGGAGTAAACATATAATGGATAAAATATTGTTTTTTCCGCTTAAACGCATCATTTTCAGCATAATTACGGTACACAGACAAAACTTCACCCGAATCAGAAGATACCGTCACAATGTACGGCAGTTTTATACCTGTTGGCTCACCTTCTTCATCTTTATCCGCAAAATCTTCTAAATCTAAATAACAATGGCACTCATAAAGGGTTAATTCTTCATATGAACCTGATTGTTCCAAGCCTGAAAGCTCTTCTTTAGCCTCTTTCAGCTCATCATACTCACCTTCTCCAGGACTTATCTCTAAATCACGGTAGAAACCATTCACCTGTAACTTGCGTAACTCATTTTCGGACATACGAATGATGTGTGTAACACGTTCACATGAAGCTAAATCAGTAGCATTGTATGGAACTAGCAAATCTTCCGCTTGTACAAATTTACTTACCTGTCTTCCAAGCTGCGGGTCAGGGTAAACCTTCTTAAATGCACTGCCACATAGCCCCAAATAGTATAACATCTGGTCAAACTCAGAATCATACTCTTCCATAACATGCAAAATCTGATAATTCATCTCAGTTTTTATACGTTCTGCCTGTTTTTCTAATTCTGGTGATGTATCACCCAAAACTTGTGTGCGGACAGGACCACTCGGTGGCAATAATTCTTTATAGGCTTGGCTTTGGAATTGGCTAACTGCTTCATTCAGCATTGGGTGTATAACACCAGTAGCTCCTTGGAATGGTTCTGTACGGTTCTCATACTTAACACCAAGTAAATCTAAACCTTTTGTATAAACATTTAACCATTCATTACGCGAACTCTTATCTTCTTCTATTTTTTCAAGTATCATACTAGATATACCTGTAAGTTCATCCTCATCGATAAACTCAGCAAGGTTATCCATAAAAGCAGCTTCACCCTTATCTTCCGCATCAGGCTCGGCAAACTCTACTGAACCATCTTCCATTGTTGACATTTCCATACCATCAAAAGAAGGTTCGGGGGCAGTCGTCGGTAATTCTATTTCTAATGGGTCTGACTCTAATTGCTGACCAACCAATGTAAATTCACGCTCAACATTATTATAAGGGCTAGGTTGTTTTGCCATCAGTTTTACCTCCCTGTATAACTCGGAGCATTGGGGCTGGCTTATCTTCTAAACTATTTAGAACAATCTCAAGGAGTTTTTTCAACTCCTCAATTCTATCCGTAGTAGGAGTTCGTTCTTGGCGGTACATCGACATGGTCGTTATAATCCTCTGGGTGCTGTATAAACCCACCTTCGCGGAAACGTCGGAGAGCCTGTGTTACTGTATCAACAAAATCATCATTTTCACCAACCGGAAATGAAGCACACTCTTCTATCACTTCCTCTGCCCATCTAGTATCTGGAGCCCATACTAACCCACTTTCTAGGATTGGCGCAATGGAGTTCACTCGAGTATATTTATCATTACCTCTACTCGGGGAATAATTCTGCACAGGAATACCCATACTACGCAATTCTTGCGTCAGCGGCATACCAGTCGCTTTTGCCTCAATAATCACACATTCAGGCTCCCAATAATCATATTCTTCTTTTGCAATACGCTTTAAATCAGGAAAATCCCATCTACCTCTCCGCGCATCTACTAGAATAATGTTGGGTGGTTCTCCCTCCACTGGATAAAACACACCCCATGTGGTTATCGCACTATAATCAGCATTCTCCTTTTTACTAAATGCTGTATCATAACTCTGCATAACATAACTTAATTTAGGGATATCTTCTTTTTCCCACTTATTCCACCACTCACGCTTCAAAATAGCAGTCGTCTCACTTGTGGGGTTCTGCTGCCATTGAGCTTCCCATTTACCTACCGATAAGGAAGCCTTCACCTTTAATAATTCTTCTTTTTTCCAAAACTCAGGCCATAGCACCTTATCATCTTCTAATAATGCTGGGAACTCCACCACTTCCCATTGGTCAGCTAATACATCTCGCGCCTGTTGCTTTAATAATTTGCCAGTCAAATCAATCTCTGACCAACGCGTCATCACAATTACAATCGCTCCTCCAGGCTGAAGTCTCTGCCGTGGACCAGATGTATACCACTCATAGGCATTCTCTAATGCTGCTGGTGACATTGCATCTTGTTCGGAGTGCGGGTCATCAATAATCATTAAATCCGCACCACGGCCTGTAATCGCGCCACCTACACCAGCCGCAAAATATTCACCGCCAGCATGTGTCTCCCATCTACCCGCCGCACTACTATCCTGCCGTAATTTTACATCTGGAAAGACCAGAGAGTAATCGGTACTATTCATAAGGTTACGCACCTTTCGGCCAAACCTCACCGCTAACTCACCTGTATGCGTTGCTTGAATAATCTTTAACTTTGGATTCAACCCCATTAAATAACTCGGCAATAAATAACTGGCATACTCTGACTTCGTATGTCTAGGCGGCATATTCACAATTAACCGCTTAATACTACCATCAGCTAAACCATTAAACTTCTGCGCCATTATCTTATGGTGCTTCCCCTCAATAAACTCAGGCCATACTGTTTTACAATAGGCCATAAAATCCTTCTTCGCGTGATCACTCGAGATGTGCTGCTTCTGCTTCTCAAGCAAACGCGCATACTGCTTCAATACTTCTTCGGGGACAGTCATTGGGGCATTTGTCATAATTATTTAATAATATAAAAATTTTCTTAGCGCAAGACTCTCCGATCATTGTTTCAAAAAGGGGGGTGGGGGTATGCTGCATAATTTTCAGAGTGGTAACGATTTGGACAGAACCGTGTACTGCGCTGTGCTGGTACACACTCGTCCTCGTTTAGGGGGGTTGCCCTGTTGCAAAAGTGCAACACTGTAACAAATGTGCCGCCAAGTACCTTTTGGCACTTGGCGGCTAGGGGTTAGCTTGCCACCACCAGTTGTGCTAATGGGTTGCCCCAGCCAATGCTGCTAGGGCTGCTACCACCCGCCATGGCCTTTAGTATTGGGTTTTGGTTAAGGCTGCTAGTAACGCTGCTACCACTGTTAGCAGCAATAGCGTTAACCATTGCCAACGGCACGGCGGCTGGCACTTTAGTTGGCACTGTAGTTTTAAGCCAGCCAAAGCTAGTAATAAACTTAGGCTTTGGTGCAATGTAGCCTTGCGCGGTTGGCTGCCAGTATTTAGCTGGTAAACCACCATTAACCATTACCCAAAGCATTTGCCCAAAGTGGCCTATTGCCTTGCCGTTAGCTGGCTGCATAGCACGCCAAAAGTTAGCACCGCCCATAAGCGCATTAGCTTGCACGGCGGCGGGTGTTAGCTGCACGTTAATATTACCAATGCCATTGGCAGTAATAAACGCTTTAATAGCAAGGCTGCAAAAAACGCCTTGGCTACCCAAATTTGCGGCTGTAAAGGCTGCCGCTGCCTGTGTTGTTGTGTTACCCATTGGTAAACCCCTTTTTAGTTAACACCGCTACCCTGTGCAGCGGCTATACCTATTTTATGCCACAGGTGGCATATGCGTGTAAACCCCTAAAAGCACTTTTATGCAAATTAATTTAACACCCATAAAACCACTAGCACAACCGCCACGCCTAGCAAGGCTGGCAGCACTAACATTTGTGCCGCCATGCACTAGCATAACCAAAACCAAACAATGCTAACCCCATGCAAAACATAAAACCGTTTATGTAATGGTGGCTAAAAATTGGTGGCAATATAAAAGCACCGCTAGCAGCAAACATTAACGTAATGCCAGCCAACATATTTAACGTGCAAAAAAACATATAAACATAAACCATAATAAAACCCTTTGTTTGTTGCGTTGTGTAAATACTTAAAAGCAAAAACGCGCTCGGGCAAGCGGCAATGTGCTCAAAAATATCGCGGCCTGATCTCTAAAGACAACGTATATGATAGATGCGATCGCGTCCAGGATCGGATGGAAAGATAGATCAATCCATCCATCCATCCATCCATCCATCCATCCATCGGCTACAAAAAGGTTGGTAGGGCAACCGAAGTCGCCCTACCGTTGGGGTTAACCTATTTCGTGGTACGTCCAATTACCAATAGCCATATGCGGCATGAGGTCTGGCTCGTCGCAACTGCACCATGCCCAACCGTCATTAGGCCGTTCCTCAAATTGGCTCCAATTACCACGGTCATCGTGCCAATAAATTATGCAGTCTTGGTTGCTCCAACTTGGCGCATCGTTCTCGTCAAAGAGCTCCTTATCGCTTTGGTAGTTAATGTACACATTACGATAAAACCGTAACCCTACAATAAGGTTGCCGACCTCTTGTATACTAGCGGTATGGCCTACTGCCAGTTTTGTCGTAAAGCTATTATGGTGGTCAATTATATAAAGCATTGTACTTACCTCGTTTTGTAGCTGCTACCATTATTAGTAACTATTAAAAGGTAGCACATGGTACATCGCTGAGTGTCCTACTTGGTCGCTGAGACGTCTTAAGATGTCCAACTCTGATGTCTTTTGAGGTCTGTTTTGTTTGAGTATATGTGATGGTATATATACATATGAATCATTCGTCATCTTTCATCGTCCATCCATCCATGTCCATCCGGTCGTCGCTCATCATCAGTCGTCGGAGGACTCTTGCCCATCCATCACGGTCTATCGGCCACTCCATCCGGTCATCATACAACGGCTCACCCTCAATCAATCTCTTACTCAGGTTTCGGCCATCCATAAATAATAGCTGCCCTGACGAAGGATGATGAACCAAGTTCCAAACGCATCCACCAACAGAGGTTCTTGAGGTCTGCCATGCTATTTGATGAGGACGCCACTTGGGGAACTTCTTGTCAGACTTTGTCGCAAGTATCTTTAACTCTACCCAGAAGTCCTTGCCGTTCAAGCAACCATTGACATCAGGCACTCCTGGACTTGCCCATGACTCCATTCTAGTCCAGTGTACCCCAAGGGGTCTGGTTCCATCACGTAAGGCTTTCCAAAGTTTAGACTCAGGGTTCTTTGCCATCGGGTAAAACCTCCAGTTTGTCCCTCTCGATGACAGG